ACCGGTCTTGCGCCGCTTTCGATAAGCTTCTGCATACCCTGCATTTGGATACCAAAAGCTTCGACAGGAGTTCGCGACTCCAAGAATACCTTTTTGAGTGCCGTAACTTCTTTTCGAGAAGAAACTACGCCTTGCTGAAAGCCTTTAGTATCTGCAATAAGATCATAAACAAGTGTTCCGAGCTTATTAGTTGCCATACTTTTGACTCATCATTTGCAATGCGGCGGATGGGCTTACGCCCTTTTGCTTTTCGCTGGCTTTCATTTCGTCAGCGATAACACTCTCATAGGCTAGCCATGCATCGATAACCCTTGGAGGTACATTGTCCATCCAAGTTATTGGATCATCGATGCATAGCTCTTTGCAGATACGGAAAGCAAACCTCAATCGATGGTTGATTTTCAACTCTCGCTTGAGTCTTGCTATTCGTCCTTTTTTCCCACTTCTTCTCCATTGAATTCGACGATCGCTGCATAGATCTTATCTAGCATGTGAGAGTCAGATTCAAACAGATCTTTAGCCTCTTGCTCTGTGAACATCGGAGTGTTTTCGTCGGCCATTACTTGGTCAACAATCGCGTGTATCCGACGCAGTGCAAAAGTCTCTTCATTTAGCTTGCCGTTTTCGTCGTAAAGCCGAGCAGTTCTGCGTGACCGCTGAACCTCTCCGGTTGAACGCACTAGCAATTCACCGAGCCCATCAACAACAATTTTTTTGCTTTTGGGTTTAACGGCATTTAACAATTGTTCTTTAGTTATCGTCGTAGCCAAAGTCTGAATCCTCACTTTCAGGTTCTACAAATAAATCAACAGGTAACTCAGGAGCTTGAACAGTCGTCACCTCGTCACGATCAAGAAGCTCAAGAACTTGCAGTTCGATCTCTTCAGCTTCCTCTTTGCTGAAACCATTGCCAAGCAAAAGCTTGGAGCCTTCAGCGAAGCCGATAAAACCTGCATGCTTGCCGTCCACAAAGACTCTCCACTTGTTGAGCTTGACCATTGGTCTAGACCCATCAGGTGATCGTCTAATGCTGCGACCCTCGAATTCCTTAATCGTGACGTTCAGTGACTTGCTCATAGCTACTAAGTTGCCTCGGCGGTAAAGGTAGGTTCCGTTCCAACTCCATCGAGCTTGAACGTAAGCGTCATCATCATCAACTCATTATTAACAAGTTCTGGCAATGATGCATTAGTTAAAAAGCCACTAGCAGTATAAGTAGCGTTGGTTCCGTTTGCGGCGTTAACAATCGGGAACGTGATCGTAATATCCTCGACGGTTCCCAAGCTAGGAATGCCAGCAGTGTCTTGGTCGAAGATTGCTTCGATTTGCACTTCGCCGGGATCTGCTAGGTCGCCCGGAATCGAGCTAATCCAGTTAGTCGTTCCGAGGTGGCTCGAGTCGATTGATGGCAAGCTATGCTCACCGAGGTTTAAACTACGGACGCTCCCAACTGAGCCGGTGCTCGACAAAGTAAGCGTTCCGCCATTTCCGGTATCGGCCATTCTGTTTCTCCTTTATGAGGTGGTCGTCCGATAGGTTACGAAAAAATCTAACGTCGTAATGAATCGCCTCTCGTCCGAACCCACTTCGGGTCTGAGAAACGCATACTGTTCACCGCTTGCTAAACTGATCTCATGGATGAATTGACCATTCTGATCACCGCGATGTTTCTTCTCTAACGCCAGCCTCACTGCGTCTGCTAACTGATTTGCTTGCAGTCTTGTGTCCGCAAGGCAATCGATCTGTATCCTAGCACGGGAAGCATTCACTATTCCCGTCAAATGTTCATTTGGCAAAGTGTCGATGACTGTATAAACAATCACCGGCATTGCAACCTGCTCTGGAGGCACATCGCTGAACATGCGAGTATTAACCAAAGCAGCAACCGAGGAATCTGCTAGCGTCAATGTTCGTATCGTTGCTCCGATATCAGGCATTGATGATCCTCGTTATTTCTTGTTTCAATATTTCTTTGATTCGTCGATCTACTGACGATTCAGTTTCGTCTTTGCTGCTTCTCCAAAAGCCAACTGGCGGCGTTTTTTTATCATTTTGCCCAGCATACTTATGACCGAAGATGTACTTTTCGTGGCCGTATTCCGCCATCGCAGCATATCTATTAGCAACGCCTCGCGTTGTTACACGAATTCTTATGACATGAGCAGGAGTGTTCTTTCTTATTCTCTTGGGGCTTGTAATGCCCTTTCTCAATGCACCGGGAGTCACGTTTGAGCCCCATGCTGGTCGATCGTACGATGACCCATCTAAGTTTCCAGCTTTTCTTCTGACTTCGTTAGCAAAAATAGTTGCAGCATTACGCATGGACTTTGCTAATCCAGTCTCCCTCGCCTCAATTGGAAGCTTTTTGAGCAAAGCCTCAACGTCCTTTGTTTCCTTAATGCGAACTGTTATACCCGGCACTGCCATCAGATGTTCCTCTTTAGTTCGATTCTCATCTGTCGCCGCCTGCCCTCTGGATCGAAGACACTTACGACGTTGTAAACAATGTCATCGATAATGCATCGCATATCAGTCGTAACATTCTTGCCGCCATGATACTCGCCATGCAGAACATGCGTCGTTTCTGGCTGAACTTGACGACCTCTGAGAACTTCCCCGCCTCTAACGGTCTGAAAGCTACATGGGTAAGCAACGATTTCATCTGACCAACTCGAGCCAGATTTGAAATCGTAGTTACCATGTGCGTCCTGCACTTTGTTGTGCGTCTGGAAAGTAACTCGATACTGCCTGCGACCTTGCATCATGGATAAGTCTTCCTCATTGCAGTCACTAGCAGATTGTCATATGCATCATGATGTCGTTTACGATAGTCGTCGCCACGATCTTCAAAGTACATCCCGACCTGCAACAGGATTAGTTGCTTAAAAATGGCAGGCACGTTTGCAGCAGTTCCATAACCGACTGTCATCGAGACTTCGATTCCGTTGTGCTGTGAAGCATAACTCGGCCATTCTTGGTCGTACTTTAGGTAAATCAGTTGCTCTCTAGCATCGAGCCCATAAACCGACGTAGCGAGCGTCTGCTGCACGTTGCTATCGTCGTAGTAGGTGATGCTTGATATCGAGCTAACAGGTCTTATTCCGATCTGTATGGGCTTAGATTCCTCTGGGAAGTCACGCAACCGCAGTTTGTACGTCTGCGTTATAAGTACGCAACTCGTATCGTTCTCAACTCGTTCACGACCCAGTTGAATCGTCCTTGCTAACTTTGCGTCGTGATGATTGTCGCTTGGCAACAGTTCCAGGTGATCTTTTGCTTCTGCGACGGTCACTGGTTCCGATGCTGGCGCGGTCAGCCGTATCAGACTTTGATTTCTTACCATCGCTTAAGATCTCTGCTACTTTAATACGCTCGATTAACAAGTTCGCTACACCATCGGAGACCTCGAGGGCGTGACCAGCTTTCCAGCCACGCCACGCCCTTTTCAATCTAACCTTCATTAGACTCGCAGAACGGTTTCTGCACCCATGTCAGCCGAGCTAACAGGAGACACAGCACCTTTGCTAAGGATAGCAATAGCGGAGCCGTAAGTACCGGCAGCACCGTCACCAGCAGTTGCGACTAGGTCGAAGTATCGCTTTTGACCGCGAAGGTCAACTTGGAACACTACGACATTGTTGTCATCGGTAGCACCGGGAAGAGCAGCAGCACTTCCATCGATGTCCAAGTCTCCATCGCAGTCTAGACCGCTAACGTCAGCAAAGCCGCTTCCGCTGGAATCGCTCGACTGCAACTTAAGAGCAGCCATAGCAATGTCGGTTGCACCGAGGTTGAACACGACGGTGAGGTAATCAAAATCGAGAGTGTCGATTTCGTTCGATGAGAACGAAGCATTATCGACGATAGCCGCTGGTGCGATGACCTGCGAGTATTTAGATGCTTGCAGTTGATTCATTTTAAAACCTAAGAAAAAGTTGCGTTCGGAGAAAAGCCTCCCCAGCGAACTGAGGAGGCATCATTCAATCAAGATCAGCTAGCGGCAGTCTTGAGTGCTACGATTGGACGAGTGCGAATCGTATCGCCTCGCTCATGCACGTTGATTGCAACTCGCTCGGTGCATTTGATGCCGATCAAGTCGTTCTCGAAGTAGCGATCGACGCTAACCTGAGTGCTTACGCTACGTCGGTTACCGATGGTTGCTGCAAGACCGAGGTCTCCAAGGTAGCAAAGAATGCTAGATGCAGCCGCTCCGGTTTCGCTAGGAAGAACCTGAGCAAACACAACTGGGAAGCCGAGGAATCGACGCTCAGTTCCGTTAGCGATCTCAGTTCCGCTAGTTCCGCCAGCAGCATTCATCAGTCGGCACATCGAAGCGTAGTAAACGCTGCTATGCACGAACCAAACCGGATTAGCACCAGCGTACTGTGGCAACAATCCAGCGACGTTCTCGAAGTCAGCAAGATCAAGAGTGCTTGCACCGACGTTGCCGGAAACAGCATCTTGAATTGCAGCTGCATTCAGAGCGTTTTTCAGACCAGTCACACCACCGTATGCACTAGATCCATCGCCATTGAAACCTGCTTCATCGATCTTGTCAGCCATAGCATAAGCCATGGATCGAGTGATCATTTCAGCAACGTCAACGACAGAATCTTCGTCAAGCTCGCTCGAGACTTTGGTGAGGCAAGCAATCTTTTTGGCGATCAGTTCTGCACCACCGATGTCCTTGTCGGATTCGGTGATTGCACTTTCTTCGCCAACCCAGTATGCCGATACGTCAGCAATGTCTCGAGGGACAAATACGCTGTCGCTAGCCATCGGATAGTTGCGAGCATATCGTGGGAAAACGCCTCGCTCTTCGCGAAGACGAACCAAAGATCGCTCCATTTCGTCTGGGACGAGGAAACCACCTTTGGCGTTGCTGCCTTCGTTCTGGGAGTTGCGGATCTTCAATCCATGCGAATCACAGAACCGTGCAGCACTCTCGCTTCCGAACAAGCCAGCCAAGATGACGTTACCAGCAACGTAAGCATCTCGCTGATTGTCGTAGCAACGAAGTGCTCTAGACGACTGAGCACGGGCAGGAACCACAACTTGCTTCGCAGCAACTTCTGGTGCGTCACCAAATGCAATGTCGCCACGCTCTACGCGAGCTTGCAACTTCGATGCTTGGCGTGCTTTAGCTTCTAGGTCTTCACGCTTGATTGCGTTCTGCAACTTGCCGGACTCAAGCTTATCGGCTTGGTCAGCAAACTGATCGAAAGACTTTTGCTCGTCGTCAGATAGCTCTCGCTCTTCGCTTTTAGCTACATCTACGATTGCTTGTGCCTTGATACGCAGTTCCGAGATCTCGTCTCGGATTTCATTAGATGATTTGAGCATTGTGCTCCTCCAAGTGATGGACTGGTCGGAGCATGCGCAAAGCTAGCCCAGACCGTTAGTACAAAAACATTTTTCTGTACGATCGATCACGAGGCTGAGACGCTAACGAGTGAATCAGTTTTCGCGAACTGTCGTTTGATCATTGAAATATAAAGATACCAAAAATCGCGTCAAGAAAGTTTTGCACGATTTAATCGATCTTGTGCGTCTCGCCTCTTTGCAAATGATGCCAAGGTTGCTGCTTTTGCTTTCTTTGCATCGGCAGCATCAATTTGCTTCACCAATTTGTTTGACCAAGATTGACCTGCATCGCCTCCCCATAGAGCCCATGCAATCCTTCCAGCAGACGGATAGCCATCCTCGCCAGCAGAAAATCCATCTGCCTGCTTGTCAACCTCATGCCTTGCGAAGAATGACTTCATCCGTTTTGCAGTGCTTGGACTAATGCTCTTTCCGTTTTTTAGATCCCTTGCTCGAGCGACACCGACTTCGGTTCCACCTCGATTGTACTCGGCTCGCCACTCTAAACCCTTGGCTGCTTCGTTTCGTACGCTCTCTGGTGGCGTAAAGTCAATGTGATCGTACTTAGCAGCCGCGAAGATAACTTCTTCGTAAACTTCCATTTCCTCGGTATCTTCATATCCTGATATCGAATCAACCAATCCTTCGGCAAGTGCCTCGGAAGCGGTGTAATACTTGTCTTCCTTCATGACGTTAAGAAAGTACTCTTTGTCTTTCTTGCTCTTCTTTGCATAGATCGATGCGATCTCGCCTCCAATCTTGTCGAGCAGTTCTGCTACGGATCTAAACTCTTTCGCGTCTCCAACCGCCGCTGTCCATGGATTGTGAATCATGAGCATAGAATGCTCGCCGTCCATGACTAGCTCATCAGCACCCATTGCGATAACAGAGCTGATAGATGCAGCAATGCTATCCACGGTCACCTTAACCTTGCCGGGGTACTTCTTTAGTTGGTTATAGATCGATATTCCCTCGAACACATCGCCACCGTCACTCTTCATGTAGATGTCGATATCATCTCCACCGAACATGTCCAGAGCTTTCATAACGTCTACATCGCTGATTCCATTATCGAAGTACGAACCAATGTTGCCGTACACTCGCATCATCCTTAGATCTTTGTCTGCATCGAACATTTAGTTTTCCTCGTTTAAAATAGAATCTGCGAGCCATTCAGCTTTGTTTGTCCAGTTGTTTACGACTTCTTCAACTGCATCGGGCAAACCTTCTTTGGTGACGGTTCCAGCGACATCGAGCAATTGAGACTTGTTCTTTGCACAATAGTCCGACGCGACTTGCTGATCTCCACCGAACTCTGCCACTGCCTTAGCCAAAGTCTTTTGCCACTTCGGATACCATGCATTAACCCAGTTGTTAAAGTCTGGATGCCGCTTTGCAGAATCGCTTGCACGCTTGGACTCTACACCAATTAGGTGCTTCATTCTGGCAACGATAGCCAGTCGATTTGAATCCTGAACTTCAGCGATGTCATCTGATTCGTCCGGCACATCTTCAGTCGTCAGAGCGTTGCCGGGAGTGATAGCCGGATTAGCGTACTCATCACCTCCTTCGTAGGGATTCATGCTAAGTTTTAGTCTCGCCTCATTTGGCGAGTAGATCCTAGCAGCAATACCAGCAGACAAGGTTTCCATCTTTGTTCTTGCGTCCGATCTTAGCAGTTCATCGACATCAAACTTGAAGAAATGCGACCTTTGGTTTCGGTCAGAAATTAGCTTCTGATCACATTCTTGCTCCCACTTGACTAACCACTTGTTTAGACAGTTAGAGAGGTACGCAAGGTTCTTTTGCTCTAGGGAGTTGTAGCTGACGCTCGAGTCATCACCGAGTATCGACTCTAGAAGAAAAAACAATGCCGCTTCTTGTCGCTCAAATCGCCTTTGCTCTATCCACTGAGCATCGGCAGCAGACATCTGCAATGTTGTGACAGACATTCCTTCACGCATCAAAGCCGCTCTGCCAGCGTTATCTAAGCCACTATGGAAATCGTTGAACTGGGTGATAAACTGTTTTGCATCTTCGTCATCTCGAAACATTCCTTTCGGTGATTCGATGATTACACCTGGCCGACTTCCGTTCTTGAAACTCCGGCTAGAAGCTTTTCTTGCGGCGATGCCGAGACCGAAAGAATTCCGAGCTATTGTCAGGAGGCTTTTGCCAGCGTAGCCGTCGTAGCTTAGACCCGGAATGTGCAATACATCCTCGTCTGGTATTTTGTAGACCTTGCCGTCTCTGAACTTTGTCGGACTGCCTTCGACCCATGCGCATCGATCATCATCGCTGCAAGTTACGATGTGCCATTTCTTTCCTTCAACCAAACATGTGTGAGTGCAGTTAGGCACAAGCGGTATAAGTTCTACCGGCACTCCGCCTTTGCGAACAATTGCTGCCCTGCCGTTGCCGGTCAAAAGAGCATGCATCATTAACTGTTCTTTGAACGAAATTGCTGTCTGAAACTCATTCGGTCTAGCCTTCATCAATCGATATGCTGGATGCGTATCAGCATGCTCGCTTCCACGATCAAGCTTTCGATGCAGGTTGAGCGACAATTGCCCAACGTGACCAGCAATCTTGCTTACCGCATACCATACAGGTGCGTAGCCTAGAGCGTTTTCGATCGTTACATCGACACCGGAATCACTTTCAGTGCCTCTAATCCAGTCAACCAGCCATTGAGTCGGCTGAGAAAGTGACGAAGATGCGTTGAATAGTTTTCGTATCACTTATATGCCCTTTAGTAAACAAACATCTTGCCGGTTGCTCGCTTCGGTTGAACTGACGCTCGCCAGAAAGCCATAATCATCGACACACATGGATCAATCTTCTCGCTCGAGTCACGCTTCGAGAACATAACTCGATTCTGAGCATCACTGACCAGCACTGCGTTGCCGACGCACCATCGCAACAGTGGATTTCCATCGTGCCTAAATCTTCCATCTGCCAACATTGCCTTGAAGTCGCAAATCGGTGCATGGAACATTTGACAGGTTTGCGACATTCTCGCTATCTCGAACCCTTGCTGCTCGATCTCTTCACTAATCTGCTGACCGTTGTACGGATCGTATGCAACTGAATCGACCCTATATCTTCGCAGATCTCTCACCATGTCAACGACCATTTTCGACACTGGGTACTTGGTGACCTGCAACAAATCTTTATGAACCCATTCCGAGAACGGCTTTACTGCCAAGTCTCTTTTTGTATCTGTTGCAATATATGCGTACGACTTTGCTTCGTACCTGAAGATCGGTTCGCCGTCGTCACCGTATCCATCTTGGAACCGTGCTGTCAAACTATACGAGCAGAAATCGTCTCTTCCTCCGAGATCGATTCCGCATCCTATAGCGTCCGCTTTATTCCAGTCTGACAACGCACCTTCTGCTTTGTCCCACTCATTGAGATTAAACGCTCGACTAGTGCTGCTGACTAGCTGATTTGCGTGATATCGCCTAAACCTGTTCAGAGCTAGCTCGTCATGAGCCGCTTCGATCGCCATCTGTTCTAAGTAATCTGGCTTAAGCGATACGTTTAAATTTGGGTTTGCCATTATCCAGTTATCTGGATCTAGAACATCTTTGTCCTCGTCTACTTGAAAGTGATATCCGAAGAACTGTTCGTCAGCAAAGTCACCAGCGAGAATGGACTTAGCGTATTCATACTCGCTCATCCAAATATTACTTTTGTCGTCGCCTGCTGTGGTCAACGTAAGCAACAAAGGTTGCGATCTCGCTCCACTACCAGTTTGCAGAGTGTCGTAGAACTTTCTATGCGTCTCTCTCCAAGCGTGGAGTTCGTCTTTTATACAGCACGTGGGACTCAGCCCATCGAAGGGCTTGTCTGATCCTAAGCAGCGAATCGATCCTAAATTGTGCTTAAACTTGATCTCTTTATTGATGTTCGTTGACATCTCGCTAATGTATCTGCTCTGAGCCCTCATTCGCTCTATCTCAGAGTAAATAACCTTAGCCTGCTCCTTTTTTGTTGCCGACAAAACAACTTCAGCAACGCTCTCTAAGCTTCCCGTTTTAGGGTTGATGTCGAAGCTCGCCATCATGATTGCAATGGCCGCACCTATACAGCTTTTGCCATTCTTCCTGCCCATGCTCCAATAGACTTTGCGGAACCGACGAGAGTCGTCATCGTCTCGCTTCCATCCAAATATGTTGGCAATCGCAAACGCTTGCCATGGCTCGAGGATAAATGGCATCGACTTGAAGTCGCCAATGCTGTGGCAGATCATGTTTTCAATAAACTCGATCGCCACTTCTGCTGCTAACTTGTCAAAATGATATGGAAAGCTTTTGGTCGATTCCTTTGACAGATCATTGACATGACGCTGAACCGCTTGCTGCACTAGCTGACATGCGACAATGTTGCCACTCAGGACATCATCGACGTATCCATCAGCTTTTTTGAGTGCAGCACTTGCAATCACTAGTTGTTGCTCCTGTCTTGCAGTTTATTAAGAAGCTCACCGAATGGATTCTTTTCTTCATCCTGCTTTAAGCTTACCAACCTACTTCGCGACGATGGGGACAAACCAAATTCAGGAATTATCTTGTTCATCTGCTCCCGAAACTTATGCATATCGGTCGCGACTGGATGCCTTCTTACATTGCCCTGATTGTCGATCACTGTGTATGCGTTCTCGATAACCATTTTCCTGCACTCAAACCAACCGACATATGCGGTGCAGTATGCTATTAGTAATTCACGATTTGAAGTGTCTTGAATTCCTTTCTGCTCAAGATCGGCACAGAGTGCATACCAAACCTCTAGCTCTAGGTCTCCAAACCATTCGGGAGGATCTGGGCTCAACCCATCGATGACGGGTCTCTCTTTGTTTTCTCGGTTAGGATTCTTTCTATAGCTTCCGTTGTGCTCATGCACTTCGGGTGCTAGCGGTTTTCTTCCTCTTCCCATGATCAGTTCCTGTATTTACGAAGTTTCCCACCGTGGCGACGTTTGTGGCACTCGAAACACAATGCTACCAAATTCGATCGCTCATACATTAAATGCGGAGCGACTTGCGATCCTTTTATATGATGTACTTCTTCGGATGGGCGAACCCTCCCTTCCGACTCGCAGTCTTCGCACAATGGCCGCTCCATTCGGATGTCACGACTAAGTCGCGTCCATCTGCTGTCATACCCTTTTGCCGATGCTTTGTGCCTATTGCCATCGCATCTTTCACAAAAGTCTTTAACAACTGCGCCGCACCGACAGAATCGTTTGCTCATCCTAGCCAGCCAGCATCTGAAGTTGTCGATGTTGCCGTCAAAATAATTTCGGACGAATCATCGCTACTTACAGTCACACTCACATTTGCTGGAGTCTGATACCCAGATGGAGGACTTGTCACAAGCGTGTACGATCCTGCATCTAAATTGAACACAACCTGCCCCGATGAGTTGCTTGTCAACGTACTTGCGGTTCCATCAATATTGACTCTCGCACCACTAATCAGGTTATCAGACACATCTTTTACCGTGACTGTAAGACTATAAATGCCAGTTCCAGCCGTCGCCCATGCAATATCTCCACGGTCTCGAATTGCCTCGAGACTGTCTGTAGTGTCGTCGAATGTCCCGCCTTTGATGTCTGTTAGATGACTAATGATCGTAGTCTGATTAGCAGCGGTCGCGTCTCCACCAACCACTGTAGCCGTAGCATCAACTGAACCAGGTACAGTAAACGTAAGCTCGTCTGTCTTAACCTTGATCGCGTCAACGATGCCGTCGATAGTGTCAACGCTTGCCGTGAGGGCTGAGACATCAGCTTTGAATGCGTCCTCGTTGCTTCCATCTGTGAAGTACGCATAGATCTCAGAGATCGGATCGGTATGATCCGG